GCGGCGAACTTGGTAATATCGGTATCGAAAAGCGCGTCAGCCTCCGCTTGTGTGATTTTCTTGCCGGGGGTGACATCTTTCCCGGTGTGGCCGTAGCCGATTGTGAGAACTCCGGCAGGGCAACGGTAGGCTGTAAGCCGACAGCCTTCCCACGCCTTAATTTTTTTCTTGATTGCGGTTGAAAGTTGCATGATGATTTATTTATTTGGGATGTTACGTTTCTCGTTGAGATATTCAAACTTGCATTTATACAGGTAAATGAGGACGGCCCACATATCGGTGCGCTCCACCTCCGCCACGTTCCCGAACAGTCCGGCGGTAGCGACCTCGAAGGTTATACCGGTCCATCCGGTCTTGTCGTCCGGCTTCTTTCCTCCGCCGGAACTGCGGAAGATAATCCGTAAATCAATTTTCTTTCCGTTGATTTCCACGGGGCCGGCAAGGATTGCCTTCCAGACGGAGGCGAGGAGCGTCGGGGCATGGAACGCCAGAAGGTCGGGCACTTTCTCTCCGTCGGGAATATGGTAGAGCCGCCGGGCAATATGGGCGTAACCTTCAGCCACCTCTTGCTCGTCCATTTGGTGAAGATTCTCGGCTATGGTAAGGCACTCCACAAACTCGCCGTATGTCACACCCTCCAGCCAATCGCCGGGGCCTTGATAGCCTCCGTATGAAGGCAGGAGGTTAACGGGCGTATTGAAATCAAGATGAACGCGGTCGCCTTCAGCCACGAAAAAACCTTCAATCGCTCCGGCCTGTGCTTTCAGTTCCTCGACGTGTTGCTCCTTCAACAACGTGTAATCCGCTTTGCCGAGGCCAATCAGGAAGGAGAGCCAGCGAACCCGGAAATAATCGCCGTCAATCACACCCGCGCCCAGAGCATAGGCGAGAAAAACGTAATATTCGTATTGCGCTGGGGTCAATTCGCTGACATGGGTCGGAATTTTGACGGAGCGGCCTCGTGTGGTGATTGTTTCCATTAAAACGACATTCCTTTACTGTGGACAATAGGCCCGGTAATTGATGTATCTACCTCCTCGCCGTCTGCGTCGAGCTGCGCCACGAGCTGCTGAAGGTATTCGAGGGCGCGGGTAGCGTCAGCACCCAGAGAGGCGGCAACCGAGGCGCGGGCCGATTGCTCGGCGCGTAACCTTGATTTTACCGGCTGCGACTGCTGAACCTGTACGATACCCTCCGGAATAACCTCGACCGGAAGGCGTTCCACCGCCTTCTGCATGGTTAGCAAAGCCACTGCGCGGGCTGCTGTTGCCTTCATCAGCGTGAAGGTATCGGAATCCTCACCCGAAAGAATCGGAGCGAGATACTTGCCGAGTACCGGGGCGACGGTTGCGCCCTGAACCTCGCGGATAATAGGAACGAGGGTAACGAAAAGGCGATGAGAACCGATAATGTAGTAATTATCGAACTCCTCCTTACTGCGTATTAACAACCCTTCGCGCTGGCGGTACTTGGGCGATTCAATCCAGAACGGGAACGCCTCGCGGTCTAAGGCTTCGACAAGTGCGTCGGTAGCCTCGTAGGCCAGACGTAAAATATTTTCCTCGTCCTTGAACTCCTGAAGGGCTGTTAACCCTTTTTCGTTTTCTCCGAGGCTTTTCGCCCTTCCTGTATCTCCGTGCTGTGCGTCGAGAGTCGGGATTATCTTCAGCCATGTAAAGAAGGCCACCGCCTGTTGCAGATAAGCCAGAGCGTCAGCCATAGCCGCGTCGTCGCTTTCTCCGTTTTCGTAATAGTCGGCCAGAGCCTCGACCGGTTCACGGCCCACGATTGCGACGACATCACGGATTCCGAACGGAATCAGGGGCCGCCACTTGTCGAAAGTGATACCGTTAGAGATTATTCCGACGGCTGCGGTAATTTCCTCGCTGCCGTTTCCGTCGCGGTCAAATAGTTTCATCGCGTTTCAGTTTATAGGGTTTCCAATCGGCAAAATCATTGTTAAACGAATGGATTTTGTCGAAAATTTCTTCTTTGTAGAACCTTGCCACGCCTTCATCGACTGTTATAACCGTCTGCTCACAACGCGGATTACTGTTAAGGTTTGCCGAACCTTCGACCGCAAAATCAAAGCGTTCACCGAAACCGGCCATAACTTTAGAGTGATTCCGGAACACGGCAACGCGGCCGCCCATGAGCGCGACGGCCTCGCGCAAAGTGTTGTAAACCTCGGCAAACTTGGAATCGAAAATTTCACCGAGATAGAGGTCGAGCCGTCCAATCAATCCGCCGCGCTGCCATTTCAAAAGCGTTTCCGCGTCGGTCAACGCCATAGAGAAGGTGGACAAACAAACATACTCCAGCGGTTGCTGTTTGAGGATAGCCCGGAGATAGGTTAGCGCGTCAACATCGCCGAAAGAAAAACAATGATACGCCTCGCCCGGTGAAAAGTGCCACGGTAGGACATTTTCGAGAAAAAGCTCGGATTTTACGCGGCGTTCAAAGTTGCGCGACATCGAGCGGAACACCCTCGTTTCTTTCCCGGTGTTCTTATCCTCGGCGCGTTCCTTGGCCTCGTCCTTGCCTTTGCCTTTGTTCTCCGGCTGCTGCTCCGGGGTGGCGAATAAATCACGCATTTGCTTTCACTCTGTTTTCGGGGTTGACATTTTTTTCGGCCTCTACAACGGTACGATATAGGCCGATTCGTATATCTGTGCCGGGGTGGTTGGTGTCGATGAACTGTTGGAACGGCTTACATAGCACCATATCAGGCACGGCGGTTTCTGTGGCGTTATACACCTTCAGGGCGTAGAGTTTTTCGGAGCCTGAACCGAGTTTTGTATCAAGTATCAAGTTAGAGAGTGAGGGGTCGAGGCCAAAACCGGAGGTCGCGGCGGCCTCTGACTTTTTGCATATTGCCACCATTGCTTCGATGTACTCTTTAACCTTGTTGTCGATAGCGGTAATCTTCCACCCCTCGAAATTGTTAGCCTCCTCGTTCCAGAACTGCGAGGTATGCAGGAACTTGCCCGCGTTCTCCTTGCCGGACATCGAGGCGGCAAATTTCTCCATCGCTGCGTCCTTGAACTCCTCTAACATTTCCTTTTTATAGGGTATGCCCCTTTGCTGACAGGCCATTTTTATCTGTTCCTCGGCGCGGTCCCAATATGACTGGGGCGATTCGATATGTTTCGAGATAGCCGAGGCGTTCTCGTTGTAAGCTGCGAGGAGTGGCGCGAGTGTTCCGGCCAACTCCAGCCAATCGAACGCACCGATAAAGCGCGGTACGCTGTAATGGTCGTGGTTGTAACTGTAAATGTTGTAATATGCCAGCGAAACGGGATATTTCAGAGGGTCGGAGGGGTCAAACAGAGGGTAAACGTGTGAGGTACGAGGGTCGGCCAGCGGCCAATCTGCCACCATCGCTTGTGTAGGCAGCTTATTTTCTCCGGGCCATACGAAACGCACCTTTCCAGCCGGAACGTGTTCGACCCTCGCAATACGCCCGGAGCCGATACGCGCCCCGCGTGAACGTGTGAATTTAACCCAGAACCCCTCCAAATGACAGAGGTCTATCAGACAACGGTGCATTTGTGTGAGGTAGTCGGTAGCCTTCAGGTCGGCGGTAATCTGGTCGTCAACAGCCCACGCCCGGTAAAAGATATTGTTCGCGTCCACAGCGTCGCGGTAGAGCCTCGGACCCTCGCCCCACTGGAGGCCGGCCTTCTTGCCCATGATACCTTCACCGGCGTAGAACTTTTCGAGCAACATACACACACGGTTAGGGAGGTCGTTGTCGCGTCCAAACGGTATTATCGGCGTACCGTTCACGTTCATATATTTATAACCAAACGAGGCGATAGAGCCGCCGCGTAACATGAAGGTCGAGGGTGTGAATCCGCGACCCTTGGCGTTCATGCTGAAGGTGTATATTTCACCGGCTCCATTATCTACGAAACCGAAATTTCCGCTTCTGCGTATCATCTTGCTTAAAGTGTTAGTTTAACACCGTTCGGCGACCGTTGAACTCGGTAATTAAAACCTGCCAGCAATTACGGGCGAGGCCTGTTTCCGTATCGGTGAAAAATAGTTTATAACTTGCGTCTGAAATTTTGTCGTCTTTTGTCTTGGGGCGGATTCGCGCCGCATTGACTTTAACCACGTAGCCACCGTTGCGCGTCTGCCTGTTCCACTTGCGGAAGGTGAGCGAGAACGTACCACCGGCGAGGCTTATCCGCTTCATCTGCTCGATAGCGTCGTAAAGGTCTATCGGCTGCGCTTCTGTTTTATCCACGGCCATACTATGTCGGCGAAAAATAGATATATCAGGTAAAGGAGAATCAGGCCCAGCAATCCGGGGCCGATGATGTTCTCTAAAGATATTGCGGTGTTA